AAAAATTTTTTCGTATACAAAAACACTTGAGTTAGATACTCCCCAAATATCGTCACTCCAATTTTGCATAAAATTTGAACAAATTTTAGAAAATAAATCAACAGGGTTTATGGAATGATTTGAATGAAGAGAATGATATTTTACGCTATCAATATTCCATTGATCATCACATTCCCATTGTTCTGGAAGCAAATTTTGAGTACGATGAAAATATGCATATTCTTGTCTTAATTTTTCTTTAGCAAATTTAATATCATCATCAGTAAGTTTACTACTATAATTACCAGGTATCTTAATTTCTAATTTATCAATCGGTACATAAGGTAAATTAAGAAACTGGTGCATAGAATTTAATTCTGTATCATCATCAGCATTAAAAATTTTTTCGTATACAAAAACACTTGAGTTAGATACTCCCCAAATATCACTACTCCAATTTTGTATAAAATTTGAACAAATTTTAGAATAATAATGATATTCGTTTTTATCAGTAAGAAGATGGTAAAAATATTCTTTTGCTTTTTCTTTTCCTGCTACCATATTACAATAAGAATATAATCTTCTAATAGGATCTCTTACCATTCGTATAATTTTAACATCAAAATATTCTGTAATATAATCTCTAAAGTGTTTAATCTGATCAGGTAATAATGATCGATATGATTGTGAAAAATCTGCTACTCCATAAAACATTTGTTTCTTAGAAACATAATATTCATAAATTTCTAAAAAATAATTTTTATAATTTTCTAAGGTTCTTTCTTTATAATATGGTTCAAATGATTTAAACTGATGATTTTCTTTAAACATAAAAAATTTTTCATTTAAAAAATTATTTTTAAATTCTTTTTCGCATGAATAATTATTTTGATAAATGTTATTCAGATAATAATGTTCTTTACCATGACCAAAATGAAGTAAGTAAGATTTATAAAAATGAAAATATAATGATGTTGTACCAGACTTCATCAATCCAGGACATATAACTAATAGAGGTTTCATAAAAACTTTATATGCATATTTTATTTAATGGGTGTTCATACACATACGGAGATGAATTAGAACATCTAGAACGAGATAGATTTAGCACATTAATATCAAATCATTATAAGTCTTCACATTCCAATATATCTATGCATGGAGTAAGTAATGATGCAATTACTCGCACCACAATGGAATGGTTCGCTACAGGAAATACGTGCGATTTAGCAATCATTCAATGGACTGTTATATCCCGTATCGAAGGATGTGATCCTGAAGGAAATTATACTTGTGTAACAACACAAACACCATATAAATGGCAAGAATTTTATAGAAAATATTATCATAATCAACTTGGTGTTGATACACTATTCAAAAATTATTATTTGTTAGAAAATTTTTTCATTCAAAATAATATACCATACTTCTTTCTTATTCATGATTGTTGGGATAATACTATTAAAAACACAAAAAGTGTTTGGAAGGATTTTATTGTAAAAAAAGATTTTCATATTTTACGGGGTAATTTATGTGATAAAGAAACTATTTTAGACGTTGATATTCATATCAGACCAAACAAAGGTCATCCAAATCCATTAGGACATCGTACAATAGCAGATTATGTTATAGATACTATTGGAACTCTCTAATAGAAATAAATGTTACTCTCTTCTCCAGATGAGTATCTTTATCAATTACAAGCGAATAATAAAGCAGACGCAATAAGATTATGGAGAAAAGCAATCAAGGAAAAATGGAATACTTGTTGCGCGTATTGTGGTGAAAATAAAGATCTAATGACAATTGATCATATTATACCACAATCCTTAGGTGGCACAAATGAATTAATGAACGTTGTTTGTTGTTGTGAAGATTGTAACCGCGATAAGTCTCATACTGAAGTTGAGATCTGGTATTTTCAACAATATTTTTTTGATCAAACCCGTTGGGATAAAATAGAAGAATGGCGAACACCAAAAACAATAGGTTCAAAGAAGAGATATATAAGAGGTAAGAATGGAACTCCTACAAGATCAGTAATGCGATGAACTATAACGTATACATCGATCAAATGATTGCATTTAAAAATCTTACAAAAGAAGATGCTGAACAACGTGCAAAAGAAATTCAGCAGATGATCTTTGCTGGTATTCCTACTCAATATACAGTTAAACAAATTAAAGTTTTGGAAATTAAATTATGAACCCAATTGCAAAACTTATTAGATGGATCAAAGGTGAATATAAGTTATGGAAACTTCGCAGGGAAGATCCTTACATTTATGAAGATGATTGATCATGATTGGAATAAGTGAAGGTTTTCATGATGCTGCAATATCAGTAGTTAATGATGGTAAGATTAAGTTTGCTGCCCATGCAGAACGTTATTCTAAAGTAAAGCACGATAAACATTTAAATCTATCAGTATGTGCAAATGCATTACCTCATGCTGAAGATGATATTGTTGCATTCTATGAACGTCCTTGGTTAAAGCGTACTCGTCAATTTTTTGCAGGACAATATAGGAGTGCATTTAAAGAAAGGAATATCTATCTCACCCCAAATCGATATTATTCACATCATCTCTCCCATGCTGCTGCAGCATTTCAGACATCACCATATTCAGATGCTGCATGTGTTGTCGTAGACAGCATTGGTGAGTGGGACACTGCTTCAATCTGGCACGCTCAGATGGTGGAGGGATGTGCTAAGTATAAAAAAGTATGGTCTAAGAAATATCCAAATTCTATTGGTCTATGGTATTCTTCTTATACGAAATGGGCGGGTTTAAAACCCTTAGACGAAGAATACATCTTTATGGGTATGGCAGCATTTGGTAAACCCTTATACGTCGAACAAGCGCGTAAATTACTCTCTAGAAATAACCACAAAGGCTTTCCCATCTCTATTGAAGGAAATCCAGAAGACAACTCAAAAAGCGCCGAAATTGTTCTTTATGAGGAACTGAGAAAAATTTTCAATATGGCAAGGACAATTAGTAATAATATTTGCTATGGTGGAGGAGTTGCTCTAAATTGTGTGGTAAACGCTAAGTTACAAAAGGAGCATCCGTTTATATGGATTATGCCTAATCCAGGAGATGCTGGAGCTTCCTTAGGAGCAGCTTTGTTATCTTATGGTGGTACAGTCAACTTTACGCCATATTTGGGTGAAGACATTCAAAAAACGGTTGATCCGAAAGAAGTAGTCGATGCACTACTTCGTAAAGGTATGTGTGGGGTTGCAAATGGACCTGCTGAGTTTGGACCACGGGCTTTAGGTAATAGAAGTCTTTTAGCGGATCCTAGAACACTACATATGAAGGATTTAGTCAACACCATTAAGAAAAGACAAAAGTTCCGCCCATTTGCTCCTGCTATTTTAGAGGAACATTGTCAGGACTATTTTCACATGCCAGCAGATAGTCGCTATATGTCCTTTGTATACGACTGTAAGCGTCCTGATTACATCCCAGCATGTGTTCATGTAGATAATACTGCTAGAGTTCAAACCGTGCCTACATGGTCTTCTAGCATCCTTAGAGAAATACTTGAATGTTGGTATGAACGCACTGGATGCCCAGTTCTTCTTAATACCTCATTAAATATTCGTGGTATGCCAATTGTCAACACTTGGCAAGATGCTCAAGATTTTTCTAAAACATATGGTGTTGAGATTTTTTAATGGAAAATAAAGTATTTTGTTCAAAACCATTTCAAGAAATATATAATCATCCAGAAGCAAATTACACTCCTTGCTGTTGGGCATCTCCTGTTTCTAAAAATAATCCAAACACAAGTTTGCCAATGGATCACTTTGATGGAGAGGATTTTAGAAGACTTAGAAGAGAAATGCTTTTAGGAAAAAGAACTGATTTTTTATATTCATATTGTAAATATTGTTTTGATAGAGAAGATGAACAGATATCTTCTCCCAGAAAAAAATATAATTATGTAGATAAAAGTATCTTGGATAATTTTGATTTTGATGGATCTTTGAAAGAAACTAAAGATCGATTTATTACTATTTCAATAAATGCTTACGGAAATGTTTGTAACTTAGAGTGTTATGGTTGTAATCCTACAGTCTCTACCTCAAGAAAAATATCGTTAGATAAATTGCAAAAAAATATAATTTTCAACAATATTGATTTTTCAGATTTTTATTTCGACTATGATCATAAGTGTGTTGACATAAATCATGACATTAATTTTGATGATATTGTAAATCACCTCGTAAAATATGCTGATAATATTTCGACCATAGTAATTGTAGGTGGTGAACCTATGTTAATGAAAAAACATTTTATATTACTCGATAAGTTAATAGAATTAAATAAATCTAAAAATATTTCTCTGAGTTATGTTTCAAATATGACTTTGATGAATGTATCTAATATGAAAAAATATTTTGAAAACTTTCAAAGAACAAACATACAATGGAGCGTTGATGCTTTAAAAGAAAGAAATTATTGGTTAAGATATCCTACTAATTGGGACGATACAATAAAAAATGTTTTTGAAATTCAATCGTATTTTAAAAAAAATAAACATGGATCAATTACTTCTACAATAACTCCAAGTATACTGGGAATAGTAACTTTAAGGAAAACGTATAATTGGTTACTTGTTAGAGATTTAATCAATAAAAACAATGCAATTACAAATTTAGTTGTTAAACCTCAAATTTTAAGGACAAGAAATTTACCAGAAGAAATTAAAAATAATATTTCATATGATATAAAAATAATTTCACAAACACATTATGATGATTTAATGCATACTGGAAATAAAAGACAATTTGAACTAGCAGTAAAATATTTTGATTTATTAGATCAATCAAGAGGAACTGATTGGCGGTCAACATTTCCTGAAGTTGCAAAATACGTAAATTGACATATTCTAAATAACGTGGTATCATGCCTTTGGGTGATACCCGTTTACGTAAACAAATCAAATTGAAGTATATTTATGGCAAAAGGTTTTAGAGTGGTAACTAAACCACCAACATCATCTTCTAGTAGTACATCTAGTTTTAATATAGAAGAAGCAAAAAAAATGATTAAAGACAAGAGCATTGTCTTTTGTCTTCCTGGTAGAGGAGTTTCATATACATATCTCAAAAATTTTGTACAACTTTGTTTTGATCTTGTACAAAATGGTGCTTCAATCCAGATTTCACAAGACTATTCTTCAATGGTCAATTTTGCCCGTTGTAAGTGCCTTGGTGCTAATGTTCTCCGTGGTCCTAATCAACTTCCCTGGGATGGTAAACTACAATATGATTATCAACTTTGGATTGATAGTGACATCGTATTTGACACAGAATTGTTCTATCGTCTAGTATGGATGGATAAGGATATTTCTTGTGGTTGGTATGCGACTGAAGATGGAATAACAACATCAGTTGCACATTGGCTTGAAGAAGATGACTTCAAGAACAATGGTGGTGTTATGAACCATGAAATGGTTGATGGTATTCAAAAACGTCGTAAACCATTTACTGTGGATTACACTGGATTTGGTTGGACACTAATCAAGCATGGTGTGTTTGAGCATTCGGAGATAAAGTATCCTTGGTTTGCACCTCAGATGCAAGTCTTTGATTCTGGAGAAGTCCAAGATATGTGCGGTGAGGATGTTTCATTCTGTTTAGATGCAATCAAGGCAGGATTTGAAATCTGGTGTGATCCAGTCTGCCGAGTAGGACACGAGAAGACACGAGTAATTTGATATATAAAATTGGAATTTGTGTATAATTACACATGGAAAAATACGATATATACTGTCGGGGAGAAAAAATTTATTCTTCCGTTACAGAAGAAGAAATGTTGGATATCACGCAAGAATTTGCGGATCAATTTTATTCAAATGGAACTCCCCATCCTGACGATATTGTGGTAGAATATCTTGGTTACGATATTGAATAAATTATGGCAGTGAAAAATTCTTTGAGTGGTTCAAAAATTATTGAATCATCACCAAAAAATACTCGTCAGGGACGCTCCAAAAACACAAAAATTTCTGCTACAAGTAGAAATAGTTCTGGTAAGCGTTATAGAGGTCAAGGAAAATAATTCGTAATCAATCTTTTGGTTTGAATTCCACTTCACACCATTATCGAAGATGGAGTTTACTCATACAGACAATAAAATAGAGTTATCAACATTACTAATGTCCCTGATGGTAACATCAGCAGTGATCAAGTTGACTGAGGCATCGATAACTATAGACAAATTATTGTCAATCTACTCAAAATAACTTATAGATAAGACAGGAGCAATCCTGTCTTTTTTTATGGCATATTTAATATAGAATGCCTATAAATACGAATAAATAAACGAAGATCCTATAAAAGTGCCTCTTCAAAAAATTTCTAGGGCTTTCAAAGATATTTCTTTATCAATGAAACGTCATCCAGTTACAAACGATATTCTTCCACTGAAAAATGAAGATGCAATCAAACGTGCTGTTCAAAATTTAGTAAGAATTCGTATTGGAGAGGTATTTTTCAACAATTTAATTGGCACAAGAATTAGCGGAGCATTATTTGAATTAGCAACAAGTGACTTTACTGCTCCGATAAAAACAGAAATTGAAACTGTTATTACAAACTTTGAACCAAGAGTTGTACTAAAAGGCGTTGAAGTTGATCCAGATCCTGATAATAATGCTTTAGAAATTACAATATCTTATGACATAGTTGGTTTATCAACGCCTACACAGACAGTCACTTTTATCTTAGAACCAACTAGACTATAATGGCACTAACACAATTTACAAATCTAAATTTTGAGGATATAAAAACCTCAATCAAAGATTATCTAAGAGCAAACACAAATTTTACAGATCATGACTTTGAAGGATCCAACCTTTCAGTCATTGTAAATCTTCTTGCATATAACTCTTACATTACTGCCTACAACACAAATATGGTGGTAAATGAGACTTTTATTGATTCCGCGACTTTGCGCGAAAATGTCGTATCATTAGCACGCAATATTGGGTATGTTCCTCGTTCAAAACGTGCAGCAAAAGCAACTGTAAACTTTTTTGTTAGTGGATTTTCAACAACAACAGACACAATTTCATTTCAACCTGGAGTTGTTGCAAATGGAAGCGTTTCTGATGTTAACTTTATATTCTCTTTACCAGAAAAAGTTACTGTAGCGGCAGATAATGGTACTTCATTTGGAAGTTTGGAGATTTATCAAGGGCAATATCTTGAAAATTCGTGGTCAGTCAACAACTCTCAACCAAATCAACGTTATATCATTCCAAATGATAGCGTTGATACTTCAACTTTGCGTGTAAAAGTAAAAAATACGTCTACAGATACAACATCTACTGAATATCAACTAGTAGATAATATTCTTGGCATCACTTCTACATCAAATATTTACTTAATTCAAGAAACAACTGACGAAAAATACGAAATTTTGTTTGGTGATAATATTTTTGGTAAAAAATTACAGTCTGGGAATGTAATTACTGCATCTTACATCAAGACAAATGGTAAAGATGGTAATGGAGTGACTGATTTTAGGTTCGCAGGAACAATTTTTGATGAAAATAACGCAAATATAACGTCTTTCACTAGTGATTTGACATCACAGGTGCCATCTGAGAATGGTGATGAGATAGAACCTGTTGAAAGTATTAAATACTATGCCCCTAGACTGTATTCATCGCAACATAGGGCAGTAACAGCAAGCGACTATGAGGCAATTCTACCAACTTTATATCCAAATATAGAAAGTGTCAGTGCTTATGGTGGAGAAGATCTAGTTCCTCCACAATACGGAAGAGTTTTTATTGCAGCTAAACCTAGAAATGGATCTTTTCTATCAGAATTTACTAAAAAACAAATTTTACAGTCACTGAAGAATTATTCAGTAGCTGGAATTGTTCCTCAGTTTGAAAATTTGAAATATCTTTATGCTGAAATTGATAGTTATGTTTATTACAATACAAATTTTGTTGGTGATTCAAATAGTTTAAAAACAGATGTGATTTCTGCAATCACTTTTTATTCTAGAAGTTCAGAAATGAACCAATTTGGTGGAAGGTTCAAGTATAGTAAAATTTGTTCACTAATTGATAACGTTAATACCGCAATTACTTCAAATATCACAACTGTAAGGATTAGAAGAGATCTTGTTGCAAGTATAGGACAACCAGCACAATATGAGTTATGCTTTGGCAATCAATTTTATAATGGAAAAACACAATATAATGTAAAAAGTACAGGATTTACTGTTTTTGGCATAGGAGAAACTTGTTATTTTGCAGATGCAGTTGTAAATGGATCCAATATTGGTAATCTGTTCCTATTCCAAGAAATTTCTGTTGAAGAAATCAATATTTTATCAACTAAGTTTGGAACAGTTAATTATGATACAGGTGAAATTCTTATAGATACTGTAAATATCACATCAACCAGTTTAGCAGACAATATTATTGAAGTTCAAGCAGTTCCTTTATCAAATGATATTTTAGCGAGAAAGGAATTATACTTGCAGTTAGATGTTGCTAAGAGTAATTTCTATATGAAACAAGATAGCATCTCATCAGGTGCAAATACTTCTGGAACAAGATTTGATATTCAGTCAAGCTATCAAAACGGTAAGAAAATAAGATAACAGATGATTGAAACCTCAATATCAAAAGTTAAAATCAATGAAATTATTCAGAGTCAAATCCCTGAATACATTGATGTCGAAAATCCTTATTTTGGAGAATTCTTAAAGCAATATTATTACTCTCAGGAGTATCAGGGAGGTCCCGTTGATATTGCAGATAACTTAGTTGAGTATAAAGGACTAGATTATCTAAACCCAAAAAATCTTATTGGATTTACATCACTAACATCATATATTAATGGTGTTGATGATACAATCTATGTAAGTTCAACAGATGGTTGGCCAACACACTGGGGTTTATTGAAAGTTGATAATGAAATTATCACTTATACCGGTATTGGATCCACAGTATTTACTGGATGCGTTCGTGGATTTAGTGGAATTGAAAAAAATACAAAAACTAATCACCCAGAGTATCTAACATTTACTTCTAGTGGAATTGCAACACATGCATCAAATGCAAAGGTTGAAAATCTTAGTAATGTTTTTCTAAATGAGTTTCTAAAGAAACTAAAGAAATTAGTTCTTCCAGGATTTGAAGATAGAAATCTATATGGTGATTTAAATGAAAGTAACTTCATTAGACAAGTAAAAGATTTCTATAAATCAAAAGGAACAGAAGAAGCATTCAAAATTCTCTTCAAAGCACTATATGATGAAAGGGTTGAAATGGTTCAACCTCAAAAATTTGTTATCAAACCATCAGATGCAGATTATATTAAAAATGATGTTTTAGTTTGTGAGGTAGTTAGTGGAAATCCAATAAAAATTGAAGGACAAACTCTTTTCCAAGATACAACGCCACTACAAACTAGTGGATCAATTTATAATGTAGAAAAGGCAATTATAAATGGTAGTGCTTATTATAAAATTTCTATTTCAAAAGGAACTACAGTTGGTAAATTTCTTCAAGTAGGAAAAACTTTTATTACAAAAACATCTGGTGCTGGATCTACTATTATCAACATTGATAGTACAGTAGGATTTGGTACAACAGGAGATCTAACTTATGAAGATCTTCAATTTTCGTATACTGATAAAAATTATACCCAGTTCCTTGGGGTTTCTGGCATTACGACCACTGTAGGTATTGGTTCAACCGTTTTTGCTTCTGGACTTCAAACATACTCGTATGAAGATGGAGATTTAAATACTCCAGTTTATCTAAACATTGTAGGAACAATTAGCAATTTCAATGGATCTGCAATAAATCAGCAAGAAGAAAGTAATATCAACGTAAAAACTTTAGGTATTGAACAAAAAGACACTAGATTTACTTCATGGATTTATAATATTCCAACAAAATATATTGTTAACAATATTATTTCATTGGGTTCCAATGTATATGAATTTTTATTTTTCTCGGATCACATTCTCTACGTTGGTGATATTCTTGATATTGTAGATGAAGATAATAATATTATTGTAGGAACTTTACTACAAATCATTAATGATAAAACAATCCAAGTCAACTGCTCTGCTTTAAATTTATCTAAAAAACATTTTATTAGAAGACAACTAAAAACAAATAAAGATTACACTGCAGATGTTCAAAACGTTTATTCTGCTGGTACTGATGTATATGTCGCATCAAATAGTATTCCACACTGGAATATAAATCCTCAAAAGAGAATTAGAAACTTCACTACATCTGGAGTTGCAACAAATACCCAAATTTTAATTACAGATCATCATTTCAATGATGGTGAACTTGTAGTATACAAACCATCAAGCACAAATGGTGCTGTATCTGGATTGAGCACTAATCAATCTTATTATATTCGTAAAATAAACGATAATACGGTTTCACTTGCATATTCACTAGAGAATGTTCGTAGAGGTCAATATATCACTATTTTTGGATCTAGTGATTTATCTGGAATTACCACACATTCTATAACTCCAAGTAGTGTTGGGTTCTCTACAATTGGAGCACAAAAATTACTAAGAAAGTTTTTAGTTCCTGAGTATAGTGAGACTAAAATTGAGACAATTCAAGGTGGAGTTGGATTATTTAACAATGGAGTAGAGATTTATTCTTATAAATCAACTGATAAAGTTTTCTATGGTCCAATTCAATCAGTTAGTGTTCTAAATGAAGGATCTGATTTTGATGTAATTAATCCCACTAGACTTTCGGTTTATCGAGATGGGCATACTGGTGCAGGTTCATCTGTTATTGCACATGTATCGGGAACTATTCAAGAAATTCTTGTCGATACTGAAGGATTAGATTATACAAGCACTCCAAATGTTTATATTAGTGGTGGTAATGGTTCTGCTACTGCAGAAGCAAAAATGAAGTTGGTTGCTCATCAAGTAGACTTTGATAGCACTAGCATTGGTGGTATTGTAGATACTGTTACTGATAAAATTACCTTCCCAGAAGCACATGGATTCAAACATGGTGAAGAAATCGTCTACAACACTCGCGGAACAACTCCTATTGGTCTTGGAACAACTCCAGGAACACTTATCAACGGTTCTTCGTATTTTGTCATCAAAAATAACGACTATACTATTTCATTAGCAGAAACAAGACAGAAATCTCTTGTTGGTATTGCAACTCTTGATATTACTTCCAATGGTCAAGGATTTCATGCTTTTTCTACTAAAGAAAGGAGACTAAAAGTTGATAAAGTTTATGTTATTGAAAATGGCACATTTTACAATAAAGAGAATACGACAACTCCTGCTGGTATCAATACATTCACGGATGTAATCACAATTGGTAATCATGGATATTCTTCTGGTGAAGAACTAAAGTATTCTACAACAGGACTGGCAGTTGGTGGACTAAGCACAACCACAAGATATTATGCCACAAAGGTCGATAACAACCAATTTAGAGTATCAATTTCTACTAGTCTAATAAATTACGTTGGACTGACTAGTATTGGATCTGGATATCATATCTTCAATTATCCACCAATTACAATCACTCTAAACGGTTCTCAAGGCATTACAACGGCAAATGCTACTGTTACTCCAATTGTAAGAGGATCTATATCTGAGGTTCATGTGAAAGATGGTGGTGGTGATTTTGGATCCACAATCATCAATGATAATTACCGACCAGAAATAAGAATTATTGAAGGATCTAACGCATCACTAAGACCATTGATTGTAAATGGTAGACTTGATAGCGTTATTGTAAAAAGTGGTGGTTCAAATTATTTTAGTATTCCAGACATCATTATTGATGGTGATGGTTTTGGTGCGAAGGCAAAAGCAAATATATCCAATGGTCAAATTATAAGCGTTAATATTATTGATCAGGGTGCTGGATATACAACCAATGAAACAACAATTACTGCATCGACACCTGGACAAGGAGCAATATTCTCGTCCATTCTAAAAGAATGGACAGTCAATCAAGTTGAAAAATATGCAAAAATTGGTGATGTAAGTTCTGATGATGGTTTCTATGAAACTGTAAGAAATACTAAACTTGGTAATCCATATGTTAATTACTACGTCCCAAGAAATCTGAGAATTTTCTTGGGAGATAATGGATCTCAACATTCTCCAATTTTAGGATATGCATATGATGGAAGTCCAATTTACGGACCATATGCATTTGCAAATTATACTGGAACTGGAGGACTAAAATATCTACAACCAAGTTATGCGAAGATTTCTGGTGCAAGAGTTAATGGTCCAAATATTTCACAATATCCAGCTGGATTTTTTGTTGAAGATTTTACATATGTTCAAGGTACTGGAGATTTAGATGAATATAATGGTCGCTTTGCAATTACGCCAGAATATCCAAATGGTGTTTATGCATACTATACAACAGTCTCATCCTCTATTGTAAATGACAATGGTAGTCCTTTCAATGGAGTAAGACAACCAGTATTTCCATATGTAATTGGTAATTACTACAACTTCACTCCAAGCATTTTCAACTATGCTTACAATTCTACGCAAGATATTGATCCTATTACTCTAAACTTAGTAAGAAACACTGATGCTTATAAGATCAATGATGGGTATGAATTTATTTCAAATTCAAATAAGAATACAACTACCCAATCTAAGATTTCTAAAATAAAATTTGGAAGTGTAGAACGGATTGATGTAATAGAAAGTGGTTTAGATTATACTGTTGGAGATAGAATTGTATTTGATAATTCAAATACTTCTGGATTTGGTGCTATTGCAAAAATATCAAAAATTGTTGGTGTCGCAGTAACAGACATAACTTCATCAATAACAACTTTAAGTAATATTGATCTAGTATGCAACAATAGATCAGTAACTGCCATTTCAACAACCCCACATAATCTATCAGATGGTTCTTATGTAAGTATTGTTGGAATATCTTCTACATCATTTAACAATATAACGGGAACGTTTAGGATTGATGTAAAAGGTGTAACATCTGGTCTAGCAACTTCTATGCTAGCAACTGGACTTACAACTAGTGTTCAAATAACAGATCTTGCATCAAAGTTTTCTGTAAATGACATTATAAAAATTGATAGTGAGCAATTCTTAATTATGGGAATTGATAAAGCAAATAATAAATTGAATTTACAAAGAAGATATAATGGAACAACAGGTGCTGCACATACAAATCGTTCAGAAATTATTAACCTTGAAAGAGAATTTACTTACGAACTTGATAAGGTAGTTTCTCTGTCAACTCCTAAAAATGAAACCGTATTTTTTGATGCATCATCCTCTGTTGGTGTTGGATTGACTTATGGTGTTGGTATTGGAACAACAATTTCTTACATTGGAGCGGGAAATAGTCAGAAATCGATCTTTATACCGACTAGAAGTATTTTCTTACCAAACAATCCTCTGCTTCATGGTGAGGAAGTTTTCTACAGTCCTGGTGCTGGTACTTCTTTGACATATTCATTGAATGGTAGTACAACATCTCCGATGCCATCAAAGATGTATGTACAGAAACTTACAAAAGATTTGATTGCACTTACAAATGTAAAGACTGGTATTAATTCTGATTTATCACGAGTTTTCTTTAATGCAAACATTGGAATTGGTAATAGTCATTCTTTTACAACCAGGAGAAATGTTGTATCGTGTAGTGTAAAAACAGTAAATGTTGTTGTATCTACTGCATCTTCTCATCGATTGAGACCAGATGATGTCATTGATATGACAGTTGTTTCCACGGCTACAAGTTCAGTGTCTGCAATATATGATCCTATTACTCGATTTGTAAGTATTGGTTCATCTATCAACCCTAGAATTAATATTGTTACCGGAGATTACTTAGAATTTGATGTTTCTAATGTAAGTTTACTAAGCACTAAACTAGAATTTTTCTTAGATCAAAGTTACAATAAAACATTTGTTGGATCTGGTGTATCTGCATTAGAAATTACAAATCAATTTGCACCAGGAATTACATCTGCAAAAACAACAATACATTTTACAGAACAAGTTCCTTCAATATTATATTACAAATTTACCTCCCAAACTCCTTCCAAAGTTGTTGAAATCAATAAAGATATTGATGAATATTCAAAAATAGTTGTTTATAATAGTAAGTTTACTGGAACACATTCACTAACGACAACAACAAATCAAACATTTACATATAATATCTTTGAAATACCAGAAAGAGTAGGTTATACCAGCGCATCATATATCGATTACACAACAAATTCTACTAATACAAAAGGATCTATTGCAAAAATTGATATCTTAGATGGTGGAAAAAATTATAAATCTACACCTAAAGTATCTGCATCGTCCACAACAGGATCTTCTGCAACATTGAGGACATATGGATCAAATATTGGTTCTATTGATAGTGTCCAAATTTTAGATTTTGGATATGATTATCCATCAGATAAAACACTACAACCACAAGCAGCAGTTCCTCAAGTTATTACACTCAAAGATAATTATAGTGTTGATACTGTTGCAATTACTTCTACTGGGTCAAAATATCTGTCTGCACCAGATATAATTGTTTATAATAGAAAATCTGATATTGTCAATACGGAATCAAATATTATTGCTTCTCTATCTGGTAATAGTGTTGGATCTGTAAGCATTATCAATGCTGGAGGAAATCTCAAGAGCACTGATAATGATATTATTGCAATCAATAATACTAATGGTGTTGGAATTATTAGTGCTACATATTCTGCACCAAATGTGACACTGAAATTACAAACACCAACTTCAGGATTTACTACATCCAATCCACTACCATTTGATATTGGAGATCAAGTATTTGTTGAAAATATTGGTGTTTCTACTGGTAAAGGATATAATTCCGCACAGTATGATTATCGCTATTGGACAATTACTGGAGTAAACACTGCATTTGGACTAGTCAATCAAGCCACAATTTCTTATGCAGTAGATGAAAATCCTGGTGTTCATGATGGATTATTATACGGAAGTGTATCTAACGTAAAGGATCTTGCTACGTTTAGTTTGACACTAAAAGAAGGTGATTTTTATAATGGTGAAGAAGTCTATACTAAAACTTCATCAGCAAAAATTATTACTGGAAATGGTTCTATAACAGATGTATTGAGAGTTAATAGTCTTGTTGGTCTCAATACTGGTGATTTGTTGAAAGGTAGAATTTCAGGTGCTTCTGGAATTATTGAAAGTATGCAGAGTTACTCTGGATACTTTGATATCAATTCAACTATTTCAAAAGATTTTGGATGGGAAAGAGACACTGGAAAACTAAATGAATTTTTCCAAAGAATTCATGATAGCGATTACTATCAACAATTTGCATACTCACTAAAGAGTAAAGTTGGTATCAGTAGTTGGAGTGAACCAGTTGATAGTTTGGCACACATTGCAGGTTTCAAAAAACACTCAGATTTACTTGTCCCATCTGATAGTCTTGCTGGACTTGGTAGTACTAGTGTCTCAACTGGAATTGGATCTCAAGCAAGCACAATTATATTAGTCAATTCAGACGCTACAAAATTATATTGTAAGCATAATTGGGATCTTGTTTATGAAAAAACAAATAGTGATGCAACAATTAGCGATAAAATTGTATTCAATTCAAATAGATTTGGTAGTTCTTTAATTTGTAAGTCTAACAGAGTACTTGAAATTGATGATATTAGCCCACAATTTTATTCTGATCCAGATATAAGTAGATCTGTAGAACTTGATAGTTTTGACATCAATCAAGCATCTGCAATTAAATATTATGCACAAGTCGTACTTGATACTTCGTTAGGAATTGTTTTCAACGAAACACAATACACAGAATTTGTCGTTTCCCATAATGGCACGATATCGTTTAACAATCAATACTCTGATTTATCCGATGCATTTGATTTAGGCGATTTTAGTACTTCAATTTCTGGAACAACTGTATCAGTTCTATTCTCACCATACAATACAACATTTACTTACGACATAACTTTCTACAAAGAAAAAATTGAACCTAGTGTTGGTGTTGGAACTACTTCATTTGGACATATTCTAAAAGTAGGTATTGCTTCTTTCATAGCAACATCTGGATCTCCGACACAACAGATTATTCAATCCATCAATGCAAATGAATTTAAAAGTGGTAGTGTAATTATTTCTGTTATAGGAGTAAATCAAAAAAATATTGTTGAAGCATCTTTCCTAGGAATAGGATCTACTGCTCAATACGTTGAGTTTGGTAAGATGGGTAGTGGAGTTGGACTTGGAACATTTAGTGCAGATATGACAGCAACAAATACACTTCATCTAAAGTGGTTACCTGCCGCTGGAGTTGGTGTAACGGTTGCTATGCTATCTACCCTAGTTGGTGTTGCAACTACAGTTTCTAGCGGTATTCCAGGCACATCTCGTGAAGTTGGAGATGCTTCTTTAAATTGCACTAGAACTACAATTTCTTTTTCGGCATCTCCATCAGCAGAAACTATATCAATTATTTCTTCCAACAATTATGTTTCTGTAAAATACCTTGTTGAAATTCATAATACAACGGATAATGTATATTCATTTTTCCATGTTGCCGCAAACATTTATGGTGATGTGATAAATTATGTTAAATATAATAATCTTTCCACTTCAGTTGATCTTACAAGAGATATACAAAATACTGATATGGTTGTTTCAGGATCTAATGGATTATTAAGATTTACTCCAAGAGCAAATAAAGCATACGTTGTAAGAACATCTGAAATTAGAATTGATAAACCAGATGATGTAGCATCTGATGTTGTTATAACCCTTCCATAAATACTCTAAAAAGACATGGGATTTGAGTTAGGATCTGTAAATAAAAAATATAACTCAGCAACGGAAACCTTTAGGTATTCGTTCAATTTGACGCACGAAAGAGATCCTATCTTTCATAAAACATTTGATGGATCTAGTACATCCAAAGTTTTACTTGGCGCAGATACTTTTGTTATTGATAATCACTTTTTTGTAACTGGAGAACCACTTTACTATAATGCTGGTCCAGAAAATTCTTCGATTGGTATTGATCACAATAGCACTGGCGTAGGTGGTGCTACAACTTTACCACAAAGAGTATTTGTAATAAAAATTAGTGAAAATAAATTCAAGGTTGCATCTGCAGCAACTTTTGCAATTTCTGGAAATGCTATAGGTCTTACAACGGTTGGAGTAGGAACAACTCATACATTTACAGCAGAAAAACAAAATAGCAAATGTATTATTGCTCTCGATAATGTAATCCAATCTCCAATTTATAAAAGAATAGGTGCTGCAACAACCCTATCAGCAATAACCAATAGAATTATTCAAGTCAATGATGTAAGTTTGTTTAAGAATTATGATTTGATCCAAATCAATGATGAAATCATGAGGATACAAAGTATAGGTTTCAATGATATTTCTAATGAAATTCTAGTTGATAGAGCATGGATGGGAACATCTGCAGGAAGTCATTCTGTGGGAAACAATGTTCAACTTGTATTTGGTGACTATAATATCAATAAAAATATAATCACCTTTGCAGATGTTCCTTTTGGTGGTATTCGATATACTGTTGGATTTTCCTCATCTAATGTAAATTTGATAACAACAAGTTTTACTGCTCTAGATGATATTTTTACAACAGGATCTCAAGTTCTTTTACGAAGTTTATCACCACCAACACCATTAGTATCAAATCAAAATTATTTCCTAATAAAACAATCTGTCAATAACTATTCATTTGCATCAAGTTTAGACAACGCAATTACAGGAATTGCAATTAGTCTTACTAGCACTGGTATTGGTACACATAATCTTGTTTATATTGATATCACTAATGGTAGTTCTTTTCAAGGAAGATCTTTTATTCGATCAAATTATGAAGGAAATATTGTTATTGATGACATCTCACAAAACTTTACTGGAATAGCAAAAACATTTACTATAAAAAGTTCTGGTGTAAATACAACTGGCATTACAAGTGATTTTGGTGTAATATTAGTCAATAATATTTTTCAAAAACCAGAAGTAGATTATGAATTTTTAGGTGGAACGTCAACAGGAATTACTTCAATAAGATTTACTGGTAATAGCAATGCAGTTGTAGAAGCATATAGCACATCTGATGTAAATGCTAATAAATTGCCAAGAAAAGGTCTTATTGTTTCTTTAGCAAATTCTGAAGGTTATGGATATCAACCAAGGCATGTCGGAACAGGAACCGCAGTGGTCTCTGGATTTGGAACGATCACAGTTGCACTGGGATACTCTGGCAGCGGATACAGAAACGGTCCAACTACTTATAGAATTCATGTCAATGGCGGAAATCCTACGACTGGAGCTGCTGGCACGTTCACTGTTCTAAATGGAAACATTAATAACATTTTTATCAATACTCCAGGTGCAGGTTACACTTCAACAAATGTTCCTGTAATTTCTTTTGATGCTCCAATTCCATATGATGATATTCAATTGAGTAGTTCTTCAATTGGTATAGGTGCTTCTGCATCTATTGTTGTTGGATCTGGATTGAGTATAACATCATTCCAACTAAACAATATTGGATATGGATTTACTGTTGGAGAACAACTAAGAATTGTTGGAATTCCAACTGTTACTAGTATTGGATCTACTTTTGCAAATTCAATCTTTACAGTGGTTGAAACTAGAGATGATGAATTCGCTGGGTGGGTTCTTGGAAAATTACAAGTACTT